CGGGTTTCGCGCCTTTCATTCCGCCTTTTCCGCCCCGGCCGCCCTTGCCTGCTCCGCCGCGGCCTTTGCCGCCTTTGCGGCTTTTGGTCCGTTTAGCGGCGGAAGCCGCTTTCTTTTTGGGTGCTGCTTTTTTGGCCATGCTTATTTTCCTTTATCTGCTGCCAATTTTGCTTTGCGTTGTGGGTAGAGTTCCATCCGGCGGACTTGCCGACTCTTAACGGGGATCAGGGTGCAGGTGGACGGGATGGCACCGTCTAAGATTTCGGGGGCATGCTTGCCCATGTAAACCAGGAGACTATCGGGAAGGAGTTTAGCAATTAATCGCCCCAGATCGGCACGGGCACTGGAGTAAGTGGCCTTATCGCGCGCGCCGCCAGTGATCATCTGGAGCGCGATAGTGGGGGCATGACGCGGGATGGGCGCTTCAAAGGCCTCCCATTCGCCCTTGTTGCCGCTACTGATATTGGGGATGACACGAATCCCGGATTCCTGCATGAAACGGCCGCACCAGTGGTTGCGGTAAGAGTTAAAGATCCGCACCGCTGCCGGGGCATCGCTGAAGAGGCTGAAGTTGGGGACAATAGAGCCCATGATTTTAGCGTTCAGCATTTTGGCGACTGATCCGGCCGGATCGCTCCACATACATTCAAAGACATAATCCTCGGTATAAAAGCCGGTGATCATTTTGGCCTTGTCCAGGCCCTTGGTGCTTTCGGTACCCCAATCGTAGTACCATGCTTGGTGATCATCACTCTGGCAGAACTTAGACCCCATCCAGGTGTCGATGTCAGTGGGGCAGGCCAGAAGCATATCCTTGCGCAGCTCGGGGATATTAAATGGCAGACTCGATGGAAACTCCATGTCATCCTTGAGTGCGAGTGCGGAGCCCTCCAGTTCCGTCGCTAGATCCTCGATATCGTCGCTCTTATGGTCAGAGCTCAGATCGACACGGAGCTCGGCCAGGTCAAACTCATCGTAGCCTAGAGAGCTTAAATCAATCTCGGTGCCGATATCGGCTAGAATGGCCCTTAAGGAGGAGGAATCGCGTTCACTGAGTTCCGCGATCCGGTTATCCGCCACCAGATGCGCAAGTTCGTCGGACTCACTGTGAAAGTCCTGATAGTTGACCGGCACATCCTCCAGACCCATGAGTAGTGCGGCTTGGAGCCGTCCGTGACCGCTGATGACATAGCCACTGCGCTTACTGACCACAATCGGCGCCCGCCAGCCTGCGCGTTTAATGATCTCTGAGAGCACCTTGATCTGCGCTTCAGGGTGCGTATTCGGGTTGCGCGGATGCGGTTGAAGTGTAACCGCTTTGACGACGGCATCGTGGGCGCAATGGATCTGGAAGGCTTCATGAGGAACCGGAGAAACAATAAATGGTATCTTGCCGCGCTTAGGTATTTTGATGGGAATACCGTCCGAAGGCTTCAAAGAACCTGCGCGTGATTTTTTCTTTTGAGTATCGGACGGCATCCTTGGCCGTTACATCTCGCTTGTTACTCAGTAGGAATCAACGCCGGATTGAATTGCCTTTGTGCTTCTTGTGTCCATTGGTTTGTTGCCGTTCAAAGGGTAATTCGTTTTCACCATGAATCGCGTCATCGGGCTCCTGCTCGATGGCCCGATCCGCAAAGGCCATATGCTCACCATGAAACCAGACCGGGATTTTGCCGCCGCGTTCGCCGTCACGGAACTTGCGGATCTCAATCAATTTGAGCGACTGCCGGATTTTCGCCAGTTCAGCGGTAGTCTTGGCCGTTGCCTTTTCAATGGCATCACTATCGCGGGTAATCCGCAGATGGACATCGCAATCGTGTTCCAATGCGCGCGACTCGCGCACCTGGCCGTCATCGTTGATCTGGGATAATAAGACGGCCACCAGATCGTGTTCGCAACTGATGGCCCGGATCTGTTTACTGGTTTCCGCGACATCCTGTTCGCGGGTGCCGTTAATCCGTTCGGGAATCACCAGCTGTGCGTAGTCAATAACAACCAACCCGATTTTCAACTTGCGACTGATCTGCCGGATCCGGGCTTTAATCTGACTGATATTGACCGAGACTTCGGTATCGGCAAAGATCGGTGCCGGTTGGACCTCCAATAGCGCACTACCCAGCCGCGCAAGCTCTGGGGCGTCCAGGAGGTTCTTTCTGAACTTGATAACCGGGATCTTAGCTTCACTGGCAAAGATCCGCCGTAACAATCGCTTGGTGCCACCTTCCAGGCTGAAGATCACGGTGGGAAGTTTTTGTTTCAGGGCCGCGTTTAAGGCCAGATGCATCGCCATCGCGCTTTTGCCGTCACTGGTACCCGCGCTGATCAGACACACCTCACTTGGATGCAGACCGTTGATCAGGGCTTTATCGAGACCCTTGATGCCGAATTTAATGACGCCTTCAATTGGTTTACCATTGTTCTTATCCACCTCCTCGACGAAATCCTGCACTTGTTTGGACCAATCGATCATCTTTTTCAGGCCTTCGATGGCCAGTGCGCTGACAGACCGGTCACCGCGATCAATGCCCTCCCGTACCTCGACGGTGTCATCGTACCCGTCGTCCAACAGTTGGTTGGCGATGCGGATCATGTCGCGCCGACGCGCTTTCTGGTTTAGGAGCTCGATATAGCTTTCAGCCACCATCGTGCTGCCGCACGGTATAAAATCCCAGACCGCGCTGACGTACTCTTTGCCGCCCACCTCAATCAGTGTGCCATCGGCTTTCAGTTGTTCGATCAGATGCGGGAAATCGAACTGGGATTTTTTATCGATCAGGCGGCTGATGGCGCTTTTGATGTAGCTGTGGGCGGGCAGGTAAAACCCGCCTGTGCGCAACTCCAGATCGATCAGGTCACAAATTTCGATGGGATTATGTAACAGAGCGCTGATGAGGCCTTTCTCGCCGTCTTCACTCATCGGCATGGATCTGGTATTCACGCTGCACCTCCGATCTCTTTCTTAAGCTCGGAGAATGGGATTACTTTGCGTGGGGAACTTCCGTTCACGGTGTTGGTCCTTTTCTTTGTACAGAGGTGATCTGAAAGATCACCACTGTATTTCTTTTCTTTCTTATCCCTGATCTTATAGTCTGTAGACTTTACAGACCTCGGACTGTAAAGTTTGCAGTCCGTCCCGGTGATTTGACACCGTTCTAAGTTCACGGTGCGCACCCAGGTGCTGCCGGTATTGACGATCTTTTTCAGGATTCCGCGTGCCGTCAGATTGGCGGCAATATGTTCAACCGCACTCAGCGACAGGCCGAGCTGGTTGGCGATAGTGGCGTTGGACGCCCAGCATCGATGGTGGTCGGCTTGAAAACTGTAGATATAGGAAATGATCGCTTTCTCATTCCAAGAGAGCGAAGTCGAGGCGCTGATCAGGCCGATAACCTTTAAAAAACACTCAGTCTTACTGGATCGGACTGAGGAATTAGTTGACGTCGAGTCGCTTGGGTGCGATTGTCGAGACATCGAAGACCTCCTTCTTCATGACAGGGGATTGCAGGTTCGAGATACTTCGCAGCCGGTCAGGTTCACGCCCTGGCCGGTTCTTTTTTGGTTTGGTATGATCACTCATATGGTTGTAATTTGTGGGTCGGGAAATATACCATGAAACCGGGATGTCAACACCCGAAATCGACCATGCGCCAACTATAGGAATCATACCGAGTATGAACGTCGCCGAGATGGATGAAAACTGGTTCGGGCAATTATTGTCCGTATTGCAAACTGAGGAACTGATGCGAATCCGGGTTCGGTTGAAAAAGAAGGGTTTTCACCGGCTGGCTGAGGTTTTGGCCGCTGAAATCGATGAGCGCGAAGAATTGGACAAATCCCAGATCGGCTATTAGATTTTCCACTGGTTGTAGGCATTGTGTTGACCGATTTGTGGCGGTCAGCGTTCTGTTTCTATTGTTGGGTGCGGCGGGAGATTCGTAAGATCACCGCCGCACTTTTTTATGAAAATCACCGTTAGCGGATCGCTCCTGTTTGACATCCAGGATGAAAAATCCCCCACCTTTCTCTGGTCAATCCGAGTGAATGGGGTTACAACCAAAAACGTCACTATGCTTACTCTTCCTACCGATCAGAAATGCACAGCCAGTATTACGCCGGTCGATACGCAAGGAAATCCCGCCCAAATCGACGGATTAGCAAGTTGGTCCAGTTCAAACGCCCAGATCGTCAATGTCGCCAATATCTCGCCAGATTCCCTAAGCGCAGATTTATTGCCTGGAGGGACATTGGGCAGCGCCCAGATCAACGTAACCGCCGACGCCGATTTGGGATCGGGTACCAAGTCGATCAGTGGCGTGCTGGACGTGACCGTGGTCGCAGGCACAGCGGTTGGATTCGTTATTCAGACCGGACCATTAACCCCGGTTGGATGACTGGATTTAACCCCGAAATCTCTCTGGCGATTTTTATTGTGGTCCTCTTCATAGCGTGGACGATGAAGACAATGTAAACGGCCTGGACCGGGATCGGGTTGAGTCTCTGTTCCGCCAGATTGCCGTTGTCATTCGAGAGAATTATTTACGCGGCCCGGCCAGCCGGGATCGGGTTTATGAATCCCTGAACGCTTTAGCGGCCGCCGCTGCGCAGATAATTAAAGGTTGCGACGATGCCGAAGCTTATGAATGGTTCGAACGGGCGCTTACCCAGCAGTTATGCACATCCACGATATCGATCCGGTGACTTATCGGTGCCGGATCTGTGGGATGGATGAGCTGGTGTTGATCCTGCGCGAGTTCGGGTTTGACCCGAAGGCGATCCAAGAGTTCGGTGATGCCGATGAGTTCAGAGCTCGCAGCGCCGATCCGCCGGATCAACCCTGATTTCATTTACCCGGAAGGTGTCGAAAGTCCGTGGATGTTTGCCGTCCGGGTGCTTGGTCTTACACTTTACCCTTGGCAGGCCATTATCCTCGAGGCGTTGGGTCAGGGGATTCCGACGGCGCTTGCGGCGGCCAACGGCAGCGGTAAAACCAAATACATCGTAGCGCCCATCGTTTTATGGCTGCTTTACTATTGGCCGCGTGCTTTGATTCCGGTGACCAGCGGGTCATGGACGCAGCTGGAGGAACAACTGTGGCCGTGCCTTTTGGAGCACCGGGGAAAGTTTCCACAATGGAATTGGTATTCAATGCGAATAGGGACTTCGGAGGGCGGGCGTATGTTCTTATTCTCTACCAACGATGAGCGACGGGCCGAAGGAAATCACGGTACAATCGATGCTCCTTGTCTGTTCATCATCGACGAAGCTAAAGGAGTTAGTGACGGCATTTTCACCGCTTCTGATCGTTGTACCTGCCAATACCGACTTGTATGTAGTTCAACGGGGGGACCATTCGGGCGATTCTTTGAGTGTTTCCATTCTCTGGCTTTCGAATATTTTACCAAACGGGTAAAAAGTGCCGAGTGCCCGCATCTGGCGGAAAAGTTTGCCCGCGACAGCAAGATCTACCCGGAAGACGACCCGGATTTCTTGTCCATGCATCACAGCGAGTTCATGGACGAGGATGGGCCGGGAATGATCGTCAGCCAACTCGCACTGCGGGCCTGTATTGATGCATCGATTCCGTTTGTGGCTGGACCGCGCACAGTCTTTTGTGATTTCGCGGCAGGTGGCGATGAGAACGTGATCGCGTTATGTGACGGTAACCGGGCCGAGATCATACGCGCCTGGCGCGATACCGATCCGATCCGCGCCGCCAAGGATTTCATCGAGGAGTTTAAACGGCTTAAACTGGTCCCCAGTGAGATTTTTGGTGACGAGTGCGGAATGGGGATCGTGATGATCAAGTACATGGCTGAGTTGGGCTGGCGGATCCGGCCGTTTAACAACGGTTCCAAAGCTCGGGACGAAGAACACTACTGCAACGTCGGCAGCGAGATCTGGTTCAGGGTACAGAAACAGATCATCAAAAAGGAGGTCATCCTGCCCGATGACGCGACCTTTTTCCGGCAGGCCACCAATCGCCGCAGAGATTATGACGCTAAAATGCGGCTCCTGGCCGAGCCAAAAGAGAAGATGCGGAGCCGTGGTGTGAAGAGTCCTGATCGCGCAGAAGCAATCTTTTCAGCCCTTTATTGCCGTGGCTGGGGCGGCATCACGAGCCAGCAATTGCGCGGCATGGCTTTTCCTGCGCCTTTCTACGTCGGCGGAAACTCGATGGTAAGGTTTGATTATGACGAGGATTTCGCGTTAAACTGAGCGCCGGGCCGATTTGTCTATCGGCTCCGTTAATTAATCGCCCATTGATCAACGTTGCGCTCCCCGCCTCGGGTGAGGATCGGGGAGCGCAGTTGACACTAAGAGTGGAACCATATGAGCACCCCTAAAAAGAAACCGGCTCCAGAAACCAACAATACCCCCGAACCGCAGCCGACTGGAGATATCCACGTCGCGCCGTCAACCGTCAGGGAAAGCAGTCAGCAGGCGGGTGTCAGGCTCGCTAATCAGCGCATGAGCTTCTTGCAGCAGCGCCTGGAATCCATCGCCAGACTTGGCCAGTATAAGCTCTCCAGTGAGCAGAAGCGGATTATCACTGACCAGATCCATAAATGGACCAGTGACGCCTTAGCCCGATTGAACAGCGGAAAAGAAGAACGAGAGACTTTCTTTTTGCGCTGAGTTGGTGTTATCACAAGGTGGCAGGGTGGACCAGAGGCTTAAGTCGCAACGCTCATAACGTTGAAATCGCGGGTTCAAATCCCGTCCCTGCAACCTTTTGTAACGTACGGTGCACTTGTAACGTCGGAGTACCGACCGGCGATGGGTTCGTTCAGCGTTGGCGTTTTGTCTCGGTATACTCCACTTGGCCGTCGCCAACCGTTTGAACACCGGGGCATACCGAGTAATAACGGGAGTTCAGTCATCGCTGGCAGAATTTTGGATCAAACTATCTTCTGCTTTCCCGGCTAGACGCATCTGACCGGGTTGAAAGCTTGACGTTACCAGATGTCCGATTCAAAGTGCAAACTAATCCATCTAGTGTCGGGTCAAAGAGAGCGTATCTGCCGTTTTGGCTTCACCTCCTTTCCGGCGTGAACGGGCTCCGGGTCGGGCAACCGACCCCCCGACGCCACTTTTAATGTCGGGGAAGTCCTTAGATTGTTGTCTTGCCAAGCGGCAATCGAGGTGGAGCCTGTGGGGGCGCCCCCCGACACCACTTTAGCCATGGCACGCGGAAAGAAATGTCCCAGCAGACGTGATAAAGGCGGCGGTCACACCAAACCCGAAACGATTCATCGGTGGGCTGAACGCAAGCTGGATGAAACTGGTGAGCGAAGGGAGCAGGCAATTGACGATGCTGCTATAGCCGGATCGCGTTATCGGTTGGCTTTACGGTGGGCTCGCGTAAACGGGTTAAAGGCCAAAACTTGGAGAAAAGAACGCGAAATGCTTGCCACCACGAGCCTTAAAGACCTGATCAAGTAGGTTTTGCTTGTGATTACACGTCATCGGTGCAATTCCTTCCGCTTATGTGAAGCGGAATTTCACTCAGAGCCAGACTTCTGCTCGCAAGCCTCCTAAGACACCGCAAGCGATCATTCCTCCCGGCAACGGTAACGGCAGCCGGCTCGGGCCCGTTTCTGGTCCGAAGATCGAAGTCGAAGTTGAGGACCGTCTTTTTCGTCAGCTAAAACGACGTTTATTCCCCCAGGAAATCGAGGGGATTCTCTTTCAAAGCCAGACCGGCGACCTGTACTGGCAGGACCAGCTGTTCAGTATCATGGTGGACACTTGGCCGCGGCTGGCGACTAATCTGCGTAAACTTCGTAACGCGGTCAGCTCGCTTGAGTACGAGGTTAAAGCGTACTCACTTAAAGGCGAGGCTCCAACCGACACGGCAATCGAGAAAGCCAACTTCGTCGAGGCCTCGTTGTTCGGTATGACATCCGACGCGGCCTGGGGTCACAAGGATTTCAAGGAATCAATTGAAGCCCTGGTTGATAGCTGGATCAGCGGATTCACGGTTTTGGAAGTTGATTGGGAAGCGCGTCCGGTAATTGACGCCAGACTTGGAATTGTTCCAAAGTGCAGTCGCTGGATCCCTGGCCGTTACTTTCGCTATCCCTATGTACTCGATGCGATTGATCGACTCATGCTTAATCCGAGCGGGATGCTGGGTTCTACTGCTTTGGTTGATTTCCCGGCGTTCAAATTCTTAGTCTCGGTCTTCGGCAGTCACGCCAACTTCCCGGTGTTCGCCGCACCGATGCGGGTGCTGACCAGTTGGTGGATCGCCCAGCGCTTTGGCCTGGAATGGTTCATGACCTTTGCCCAGTTGTGCGGGATACCGCAGCGGATCGCTTACTACGAGCCCGGTGATGACACCGTGTACCAGGAGTTGGTGCGGATGATGAAAGCCAGCGCTGCGGCGACCTGGGGTGTTTACCCTAAAGGCACCGAGATATCGATGCAGACGGCTCCAGGAGCGAACGCCGCGATGCCGCAGGAACGGCTTTTGGATAACGCCGATAAGGTTTGTGACATCATGCTCCTGGGTCAGACGCTGACGACCGATGTGGCCGATTCAGGATCTCGGGCTCTGGGCGACGTTCATCGGACGGTCTTAATCGAAGTCTACGAAGCGGTGGCGCGGTACGTCAGTAAACTGTTTTCCAATCAAATTATTCCCGGCATCATCCAGCTCAACTACGGCAACAGGGACGAACTGCCGATCTTGGAACCGGTGATCGAGGAACCGGTTGATCTGGTTAACATGGCTAACGGATTCAACGTCCTGTTTAACCAGATGCGGATTCCGGTAGCTTTGCAGCAACTTTACGACCGGCTGGAGATTACACCGCCAGAGGAAGGCGAAGAGCTCTACGAACCGACTGGGGGGAGCAGCAGCCCGTCGTCGTCCGAATCATCTGCCGGTGGTGAAGGCGGCGGCGGTGCCGGAAACATGAGTGCCGAAGAGTACTTGAGTGGCGGGCCATCCGAGGAAACGACGGCTGCTCGGGGGACTAAAAAAAAAGACAATTCAATTCACCGGTTTCCCGACGAAACCGAATCGGCTGAAGCGACTGCCGCGTATTTCGCAGAAAACGCAGACGATATCGCCGGCGTTGATTGGCACTCAATAATTGACGACCGGACCACCCCGGTCTGTCGCCAGTTGAATGGCAAACGATGGACTTACCCCGGTTTGAAACCGGTCGGTCACAGGACACCTTGGCCGGGATTTCCGCCGATCTTTTATAATTGTCGCAGTCACGTTCTGCCGGTTATTCGCAAGGTCACGGCGGCTAATCCGTTTCACGACAAGGGCGGTCATTTCACCCGCAAGGGGCAAGGCGTCAGTCCGAAGGCTAAAACGGTCGGCAGCGTAAAGAAAATTGCGCCGGTTCAAGCTCCGCAAAAAGGGGGTCCACCACCAAAGAGTCAACAGAGTGCTGGTGGGTTTGCGGTTGGCCGGGTTCGCGGCGGATTTGTTTTACACAAAGGCGGTCAGACGATCTGGGGTAAAAAGACCGAACACGGTTACACACCGTTCACCACGATGGGTGAGGTGGTCCGTTTCACCAAACGCGTTGCAGCAGCCCCACAGGCCCCGGCAAAGGGCAAACCTAAAGAGGGTTCAGAGGCAAAAGTCCCCCCAACTAAAGTCGGCAGGAAGACTAAGCCTGGCCGGATGACCGATCCGGCCAAAATCATTGAAGCGGCGAATTCTTTGCATAAAGCGGTCAACGAAAAATACGAGCAAGCCCGCCAGGAATACCTTAAAGCGAACGAAGCTTGGCAAACCGGTGGGTTCGAGCGAAGCGAGGAACTCTATAAGAAGGTCAAGGAAACTAATGACGCGCATAATGCCGCGTACAATGAACTGGCGAACGCCGGTCAGAACTTTAAAGATCTGATTTCGATCCATCACAGCGAACATGGCGAGTTCGAGTTCCAGCCCGAAACTCACTACGACCAACCATCAGCGAAAGCAGTGGACCGGATTATCGAAGCCGGTGACTTCGTGCAAAGCATGGTGCCCGAACGGCACATCGCAACTCTTGGCACTGTCAATCTGCACATGGAACATGGGCACGGTCGGGCGACGGCCAATCCTTACGATAAGCGAATCAATATGTATCAGGATTCGGAGGTCCATAGCTACGTCCACGAGTTGGGTCACGTTCTTGAGTACGGCAATAATTGGCACGGTGCGAATAAGGCGTTTCAGGACAAGCGCAACGCCGGGAGTAAACAACTTCTGCTTCGGGACCACTTTAACGACCCCCGATATGGCGATGAAACTTCCTACGAGGATGAGTGGGAGAAGCGGGGAAACTCAGTTTACGCCGGGAAAAACTACCCGGACGGTCAGACCGAGATCATGTCGATGGGTTTGCAACGGATGTACCAAAACCCGATGAAGTTCGCCGTCGAGGATCCCGAGTATTTCACGCACGTCTTTAACCTGATCCGGTCCAAATGAACGCCTCAGTGCAACATCCGACTTTAGGCAAGATCACCTGGGACGGTGACCATGTGACCGTGGAAAACGACCCGGGCGGTTTGGACGAGATGATCGAGCGATGGCTGGAGGTCGGCAGCGATCATTACAGCACCGGCCCGCTCAGTGATCTGGTCGCGGCGCTGAAGCGCATGCATCTCGACGAGGGTCTTACCGACCAGAAAGAGGACGGGACCGAATGGCCCAAGCTAGCAGAAGGAGAGGTCTACTAATGGCAATTGCCAAACGCAGAGACACCAGCCCGCAAGAGGGCAAAAGCAAGTACGGCAACGTCACGTATGCCGATCCCACCAACAAGAAGTATCCGCTGGACAGTGAAACCCATGTCCGGGCGGCCTGGAGTTACATTAATATGCCGAAGAACGCCCAGAAATATTCGTCCAAAGACGTGGCGGCAATCAAGGGTCGGATCAAAGCGGCTGGGAAAAAGTACAAGATCGACTTTAGCAACGGCGATAAAAGCGAGAGCTCGTTAGTGGTCATGGGTTCGTCCACTACCAGCTTCGACGGGGAAGCGCCCAGTCAGATCATCTACATGCCAAAAGGTCAATGGAAGATCACCCCGCGCGTAAACGGTGAGACGAAAGAAGTGGTGGTAACGGTCGATGAGAACACGGCTACCGCTCTCCAGACGAGCTTTGAGCAACGCCTGTCTCAACCAGTGCGTCCGATTGCCGGATTTGATCATAAGCCGGGCAACGCCTCATTCATCCCCAAGGGGTTCATGTGGGACAAGGACAAAGGCGTCTTGCTCAACGTCGACTGGACCAAGGCCGGACGCGAGGCCATCGAAGGCCGGAACTATTCTTATTTTTCGCCCACGTTCTTACTCAATAACAACCGAGTCACCGGATTGGCGGGCCGTGGCGAAATCGGCTCGCTAACCAACTCCCCGGCTTTCGAGGATATCGAACGCATCGCAGCCTCTAGTGACCCTGACGATGCCATCCCAATAAAAACCATGACTAAGCTAGTCACCAAGCTCGTCGAGCTTGAATTGATAACGGCTGAACAGGGGGACGACGAAGACGCTGTTTTCGATGCAATCGTCCATCTGAACTCAGATTTGATGGAGGTTCGGGCGCACAACGCCACACTTCTTCAAGAGAACGAAACGCTTCGCACTGAAGCGGTTCGGGTCAAAGGCAACGAGGCCGACCAGATCATTGCCGCCGCCATCAGCGAAGGCAAGATCCCGAGCCAGAATCATGACTTGATCAAATACTATCGGGCACAACTGATCGCGAACCCCGAGGGAACCAAGATCGCGATCAAGGCCATGAACCCTGCTAAGGAACTCGGCCAGGTCGTGAAGGTTACGGCCGGCGAGGCAGGTGAGAAGGTCGGGACCACGGCAACTAAACAGAAGCTCATGTCTGATCAGCACGCCATCGTGCGCGAGATCCAGGCAGCAAATCCCGGCATGGATTTCAAAACGGCATGGGCTAAAGCCAAGCGGGAACACAAACACGCTTTCATCGAAGCATAGCAACGGAAGTCACTCACTCCTAACAAATCTATGGGAACAATCGGAACCATCGCAAGGTTACCCGCAATTATCGACATTGGGGTGCCGAGCAACTCAACCCTCCTGCGCGGGATGGCTGTTACTATCGACAGCACAACCAAGCTGGCTCGCGTCTTGGGCGCGAGTACTGAGCGCCTGGCCGGATACGCCACCAGTGACGCCGACACCGACATTTTGCAAGTGCCGGTGGCCTGCGGCAAGGGCGGTTTTACCGTCTGGATCAAACCCTCCACCGGTTACACTCCTGTGGCCGGGGATGTGATCTACGTCAACACCACTGCCCTGGACGGTACGTTTTACGCCACGGCTGGCACTAACACCGGAGCAACCCCGCTTGGGTTCATTGTGGACGCCAAAGCAGACGCTTACGGATGCGTCGAAATGGCCTTTTGGAGTGCCTAGGAGGAACACTAATTATGCCAGGATTAACCAAAGATCATGTCCAGTTGCTCACCTTCTCTCAAGGGGTGGTTGCTGACTGGGAACGCACTAACAACATCGCGCCGTGGATCGCGCCCGAGGTTGTCGTCGGTGGTGGAATTTTCCACTACAAAGACTACGGCAAAGGGAATGCGTTCACCCGCCAGGATATGCGGCGGGCTATCGGTGGACCGGCCAAACAACTTGCTTTGGCGGTGACCGATCTGTCTGACCTGAACCGCGAGTACGCCCTGGAAACATTCATTGACGATCAGGAACGGGAGTACAACCCGGTCGACATCGGAGTGTTGGAGGAAAGGAAAATTTCCGATCTGGTCAACACCGCAATGAATAACAACCTTTACCTCGCGCTCGATCTGATGCGGACGCTGACGCCGACTGCGCTTGGTACTGGCGGCGCATGGTCAAACACCGCGAACGACCCGGTAAACGACATCAATATCGCCTGCAAGAACATTGCCGATAACTACGGGATTTTGCCTAACCGGATTTATTTCGACTCCGGGGCGTGGCTGAAATACATCAATAACCCGCTCGTGCGCGGTCGTTTCCAAGGAGTTCTGATTCAAGCCGTAACCCCGGCGAATGCTGCAACAATGTGGAATATCCCGCTCGATTGCCGCGTCAACCAGGGTGCGCTTTACGAAGGCATAAACAACGCCAGCAACTGCACGATCTTTTTCTGCCAGGATGGACCGTCGCAGTACGACACCAGCTTCATGAAGAGCTTCGTGAACGTTGCCGGTCGGTTTACCCGTGTCGTGTCGTGGCGCGACGAGCAGACCAGCTCCGATAAGTACAAGCTCAGTTGGTATCAGAACATCAAGATGACCGGGCAAGTCACCGCCATCATGTTCAATGTCACCTGATTGGCATTGAGTACCAAAAATATGGGTTGCGGAAAAAAACAGATGCACGCCAAAAGCGAAGCCCAGCAGCATCTGATGGGCGCGGCGCTAAACGCCAAACGCGGCGGCAAATCGTTTCCGGCGGCGAAGGCGGTGGCGAGCGAGATGAGCGAAAGTCAACTCGAACGCTTCGCCAGCAAAGGCGGAAGAAAGAAAAAATGAGCGGAGAACTAAAACCTGCTGAACCGGGAACTTATTTCGGCGAGCTTTCAGTTGACGGCGACTGGCGCTGGGAAGGAACGGGGTTACCGGATGACGATTGGGTCCAAATCGTCTCTGCCCCGGAGACTCAGACCAAGGGAACGATCCATAAAGGACACATCCTTTGCTGCAATAGCGCCGATGCCGCTTACCAGACCGATTACAGCGCTAAAGCTGGGTTGGCGGCTTGGATGTTCTACGTCTATCCGCGAAACGACCTGATGGTGAAGTACAACATCTGATGGCCTGGGTACCACTCAGCACTCAAGACATTTCCAACAGTCTGACCGAACAGGAGCAAGATGGGCTCCAAACTCCTTCGGCACAGTCTGATCTGACGGTTATCGTTCAGAGTGTCACCGGATTGGTGCGTGGTAAAGTCAACGCTAACCAACGCAACCAGGGTCATCTCGGGCCGCCCGGGACGATCCCTGACGAACTCTATGCGGCGGCAATTTCAATCTCACGGTTTAAACTTTTAACCCACCTGCCGGGAACTCAGTTAATCACGCAGGATCGACGCGCCGATAAAGATGAAGCCCTTGTGCAGTTAGAGGACGCAGCGGAAGGCAAGCTGGTTGTTGTGCGCGGCGACGATGTGAACGGCCAAACCCCGGTCCTCGGATCGGACAGCGGCTCGACTGCATCCAATCTGCAAGGTCCGTTGGTCCTGACTCCCGGCGAATGGGACATGTGGGAACTCTACTGGTAAAAGCTTATGGGTGCCCCCTTAACAACGAGCATTGGGTTTGATAACGTGTCTTTGCCGGGAACAGCCGGTTCCTACGTGCAGATGCCTGACATTGTCTGCGACGTAGTCGGGTTCGGGAAAACTTCCGGGGATATCCGCTTAGCCGTCAGTGCCAACCCTGGAGCAAGCTATGTGGTTCTGGATACTGCCGCCTCAGGAAGCGGTAACACCGGTCAGGTGGCGATCCCGACGGGGGGCAACGCCAGCAACCTCTACATCGCCAATGATACCGGAACCGCTCAAGTCGTGGGGTTCATGTGGATGTCGCGCAGCGCCATTTTTACCGCTCCAGCCATATGAGCGTCACGGTCAAAGTCGAGGTAGATCCGGATTTTGTCGATGAGCTAGGCAAGGTGCCAGCCGAAGTCGTCGAAGCAGGGTCGATGGCTGTTTACGAGTTTTTGAAGGCTTACCACGGCAGAATGGACTGGAAAGGTCCGCACTGGTTTTCAGGAGCAAACTCCGGCCAGTTTACCCGTGACGTGGTTGAAGGCTGGCAAAAGCCACAAGTCTCCGGGTTAAGCGCGACGATTGAAAACAAGTTCGGGCTTCTGAGTTGGAAGATCAGCGGTGGCACCATCACCCCGCGTGCTGCCAGCAGGCTGACTATCCCTTTGATTTCACAAGCCAAAGGTGTTCGGGCGCGTGAATTCCCCGATAAGCTTTTTCGTGCCGGCTCAGCGTTGTGTCGCGATATCGGCCGGAAATTGGAAGCCGTTTATGCGCTGAAAGAATCGGTCACGCAAAAACCATGGCCGCATGCGATGCCAACCGATGAGGCGCTCTCAGCCGCGTTTATGGAGGGAGTTCAAAAGCTGCCATGACGACACTCACTACCACTCTTACTTCTTTGCAGCAGGCCGCGCTGGCCGCGCTTCAGGCCGATCCCACCTATCAGGGGATGTTCAGCAACAATGGTAAAGCTATCCCGATCATCACCGAGGTCCGGGCCAACATCGTGCAGGAGATTGAACTTGCTCTGGGGCAAGTCGGCATTTGCGCGTTGGTAGTGAGTCCGATCATTGAATTGCACGCACCGGAAACCGAAGACCTCAGCGGATGGGCTTATCTGGATGTCGGGATTTACGAGGATGCGCCGATTAATCAGGGCTTGGCCGGGACCGGGATCAGCGCCCTGACACTCTGCGAAGTCACGGTCGCGATACTGAACTGGTTGCCGCACGGATGTTTTACCGGACTTGTCGCCGCGGAGCCGACTGCGGCCACCAAATTTCTAGCTATGCCCCGCCCAATTGAGTTCCAGAGCAGTGGGCCGCCGTTGCAGTACAACTGCACTTTTAAGGCTCACGTCACCCTAAACCCGCACACATCATAATCTATGCCGCCTCCTGTTGGATCAGCTACCGCATATAACAAATTCCCGTCGACCTCGCCGTTTATTTTCGGCAGCACCGACGAGACAGGAATCGCCGTCGATTCTTACGAGCAAAATGATACGACCGATAATTTCGAACAGAAAAACTCGGTCGGGAACATCATTGAGGTCATTACCCACAACATGCGTTCTGAGATCACCGTCTCGGGCGAGATCATGTCCACGATGGCGAGCATCGTCGGGCAGGTCTGGACCCCGGCCAATTTGATTTTGCAGCAGTATGGAGGCGGTGCAGCGACCGGCGTCATGATCGTAAAAAGCGTGGCCAACTCCAAAGGCCGAGGAAAAAACATGTCGGTGCGAATCAGCGGAACCTACTACCCGCTAGTAACCGCATAAGGAGGAATGAGCATGTTTACTCACAAGATCAACAACAGTTACGTCGACGACTCCGGCCTGGCCATCGGCGGTCAATCCACCTACACCGGGACACTTGAGAAAGGGGTTGATACCTCTTTAGCGGTTGGTGTCACCGATCAACCGGTCCTTATTGCCTGGACAGCAGCCAACGTGCAGAGCGAGGTCTTTTACGCCAGCGCTGCAGCCCGGATTAAAACCAATAGCGCAACCGTTCCAGGCACCACGATTAACCTCACCCCGGGTCAGACGATTGTCTGGGGTCATGATTTTCTCGCGGCCAACCCGATCCCGGCCGATGTAACCGAGCTTTTTATCTCAAACACCGACGCTACCAATCCGGCAATTATCAAGATCCGTGTCCTATCGACGTGAACGGTTACCAAGTTCAGGAAAAGGTTCTCAGCACCAAAGACCGTTTTTTGGCCGCGGTCCTGATGGTATTCGGTGCCAAGCCGCGTGAAGCCGCTCCGTTGTTGTGGGTGGATTATCACGAGAACCGGGAACGATTTGTTCGATATCTGGAGGAAATGCATAAGCGGGACAAAGGCGAGGCGTTCAGCATCGAGTTCAATCCGACTACGGTAGTGACCTTGTTTTTCGAAGGCGTCAGCATCCCGGCAGCAGAAATTATCGCGGCTTATCACTGCGCTTTTGAGAAGGTCGACAAGTATTTCGAGGACTCGATCAAAGACCTTCCCGAGAACATCCAAAGGAACATTCGCGACACCGTGAGCTGGATGATCGCCCGATCCTGTCATCAGGCGCTCGATCATTACGATTTCCTGGTGTCGCAAATCAAACGTACCCCGGAGTGGGCCAAGTGGGACGAAGTAAACACCGGCAAGAAATCCGTTCGCATGGGCAAACGTTCCAGCCCTCAGCTCCGAGCTGAACTCTTAGACAAAATTTAATCTCCCCTCGCTATGCCCGAAGATGTTTTAGAACTGACCACTGATTCGGCTCTAATCGGAAGTTTAACCGAACACAAAGTTGACGAGCTCAAGCTGGAACCGTTCAGCCTGATGCGCCAAACCATCGCTATCGATTTGTGCGACCGGAACGCAGGCGTGTTTTGGAACGCGGTGATGACGGTGTGGGTTTGTACGCTGAAAGACTTTGATGCTTTGGATGCTCACGCCAGCCCGAAGAAAGCCAAGGTTGAAGCTTTCAAATGGGCGGAAAGCCGAGGCTACAATCATCATAACTGGCGCCCGGTAGTCGATATTTACAACCGGCTGATGGATGAGTGGGACAAGAGCGTTAGCAATGTCCGGGTAATGCCGCCCAATGGTTCTAAACCGGAAGAACTCCCAAACGATGGAGGGCAGCCCGCATAATCGAGATCTCCTGTGCAGTGGCACCACTGTGCGGGATGACCATTTTTCAAGTGATGTGGGAGCTGCCCGCAGCGGTAGCGGTTCAGATTTATTACGTCCACCTCCAGGTGGAGGGCAACATCCTGGTTCGCGGTCAGAGTAAGGAGGAACTTCTCCAAAGGTTATTGTTATGCCCGACCCGAAAGTAAACGTTAAGATCACCGGAACCGATGAGCTAACGCCCAAGCTTGAGGCACTTAAGCGGCATCTGGCTGATATTCAGGCGGCCTCGGCATCCAAGACGACCACCAGTGGGTTGATCATTCCTGACGAGGCTGTCGCCACTTGGGAAAGAATCGGCGCGGCAGAAACTGAAGCTACGCGCAAAGCATTGGCTTACGCCGAAGCAGTCGAGGCCGGGAACAAAGCCTTAGCTCGCAGCGCTGAAGCGATCCAGAAACGTCGTGCCGCCTCAGCCGGCGGCCTGGCCGGAGAGAAGGAATTCGAAGAAGGTGGCGAAGCCATGAAGGAACTCATGGCCGGGATCACCTACAACTTCGGGCTGTGGAACGTCGGGATGATGGCCAGTCAGGGGGTTCTGGAGATGCTCACGGAGGCGCTGACGAAGGTTGGGGATCAGATGCGCATCTTCTATGAGCTTCAACTTCGGATGGGCGGAATCTCGACGC